AGCGCGTGATTGCCCAGCCCTTCGACAGCCTGTCGGTGGTCGGTAAGGACATCGAGACCTGGTTCAAGACCGATCTGCTGCGCTCGATGAAGTCCATGGGCTTTGATCCCAAGGTCATCGATGCAGAAATCGCCAAGCTGCAGGGCGCCCGGGACGATTACGTGCGCGCGGCCAACGACCGGCTCTTCAACATCAACCAGAACCCGGGCTATGTGGACCGGGTGGCCAAGTTCTTCGACGAGCAGCGCCGCACGGTGCGCGTCATGGGCCAGAAGTTCGTGCTCGACACCGAGGCCCAGGCCAAGGAAGTGCAGGCCATCTACGACAAGTTCCTGCCGACCCTGCCGCGCAAGCCCACGGTGGCGCTGGACCTCTCCGGCTTTCAAAAGCCCAAGCCTGCTGAAAAACTCAACGAAGGCGAAGCCTTCTTGAATCAGTTACGCTCGCGCCTGACCCGAACGCAAGAGGGCGAAGCCGCCGAACTGCGTGCCCGGGCCTTGCAGATCGAAGCCAAGGGCTACAAGGGTGTCGCGGCCGAGGCCGAGCAGTACATCCAGGTGCTCGAAGCCATCGAGCGCCAGAAAGAAGCCAACAAGGCCTTCGACGCCTTTGAAAAAGAAGAAGCTGCCTCGCGCAAGATCACCGAGGGCCTGATCGGCAGCAACCGCCAACGCATCGAAGCCCTGCAACTGCAGCGCGAGATGCTGGATCTGTCGGATACCGAGCGCGCCGTCCTGCAAGCCCGCACCGATCTGGAAAAGACTGCTGCGGCATCCCGCAAGGAAGCCAACCAGATCGAGGACGCGGGCCTGCGTGTGCAGACCTTGGAGGCGATCAATGACGCATTGGCCCGGCAGCTGCCCATTGTGGAAGACCTGGTACGTGCCAACGCCGAGTACCAGCGCAGCTTCGAATACGGTGCCAAGTCGGCCTTGCGGTCCTACATTGATGATGCGACCAACGCCGCCAAGCGGGCCCAGCAGGTCACGGTCAACGCCTTTCGCTCCATGGAGGATGCGCTCACCCGCTTTGTGATGACCGGCAAGCTGGACTTCAAGAGCATGGCCGACTCCATCATCGCCGATCTGGTGCGCATCCAGATCCAGCGCGCCATCACTTTGCCGCTTGCCAACTGGCTGGGCAGTGTGATCCCCGGTATGGGGGGTGGCATGGGTGGTGGTGCAGCAGGTGCCTTCCCCGCCGGCAGCAGTGACCTGATGGGCACCATGGCCAATGTCGCCCACAGTGGAGGCGTGATCGGATCCGATGCGCTCGTCACCCGCTCCGTGCCACCAGGCATCTTCGCCGGTGCGCCGCGTTTCCACAGTAGCGGCATCGTTTCGGGCGAGGTGCCCATCATCGCCCAGGAGGGTGAGGCGGTCTTCACCCGCGGGCAGATGCGTGCGCTGGGTGGTGCCTTGTCGGCGAAGTCGCTTCCCCCGGCGGTCAACGTGCAGGTCAACGTGGTCAACAAGGCCCAAGGGGTGGACGCCCGCATCGAGCAGCAGCGCCAGCCCGATGGGGGCCTGCGCCTGGATGTGTTCATCGAGCAGATCGAAGGCCGCATGGCCCGTGCCATCAGCCAGGGCACCGGCATTGCGCCGACGCTGGAGCGCCGCTATGGCTTGAATCCAGCCATGGGAGCGGTGCGATGACCACGGTGAACAACCTGTCCATCTGGCCCGAAACCTTACCACCACCCCGGGTCGAGGGCTACAGCCTGTCACCCCGGCCCAGTCTCTTGCGCACCGAGATGGAAACGGGTGCGGCTCGGCACCGGCTGCGCTCACTCACTGCTCACTACCAGGTGCAAGCGGAGTGGCGCTTCTCGGAATTCCAGTTCGCGGTGTTCGACGCCTGGTGGGCCTTGAACACCCGGCTGGGTGAACAGTGGTTTGTGCTGCCCCTGGCCGTGCCGCTGGATGTTCAGGCGGTGGAGGCGCGTTTCTTGGCCCCGTGGCAGGCGGAACTGCTGCCCGCCAAACGCTGGCGCGTCGCCGCGCAACTGGAAATCCGCAACTTGCAGCGCCTGACTGCCGAGGAGTTGGAAGCCGCCAGCATTTACGGCGATGTCGAAATGGCCTTGGCTGACCGGCTGCACCGTTGGCTGCACGAGCAGATGGGCACGCCCAGCACCCCGCCGTATTTCTGAGGAAAGCACATGTCCATCAAAGATCAACTGCTGCGCTCGGTCACGCAACTGGAAACCGACAGCGCCCTGGTGCACGACTGGGCGCATGGCGATGCCAATGCCCAGATCAGCACCGAACGCGGCCCCGTCCGGTCGCCCGCCAAGCTCATCGCGGACAAGGACGCTGAGATCAACCAGGCAGCCAACAACCTGCTGTTGCGTGCACAGACGGCAGCCAGCCAGTCCGAGGCATCGGCCAGCACGGCCAGGCAGCAGGCGAGTGCTGCATCCGATTCGGCCAGTCGGGCGGCAACGTCGGAAGCCAATTCGGCGGCTTCAGCTGCTGCGGCAAGTGACAGCGCATCCCGCGCGCTGACCTCCGAGCAAGCCGCACTGGCGTCTGAAATCCAAGCCACCGAACGGGCCAAGGCCGCGTGGCAGTCCGAATGGGCGGCTGCACAGTCAGAGGGCCGGTCTGCGGCCTCTGCTGCCCAATCCCAGGCCAGCGCCGAGGCCTCAGCGGTTTCTGCCACTGCGTCTGATAACAGCGCAGATACCGCCGCTGATCTGGAATTCCTCACCCGGGTGGAAACCCGGGTCGGCGAAGTCATGGCCGGGGTGGCACTTGCGGGCGGAACTCTGAGCACAAGCTCGGCCGATCGCGCCTATGTCTCGTCGACCACGGCCAAAGCACAAGCCGAGCTGGCACGCACTGCTGCCAACGCCGCGCTCACTTCGCGCAACCAGGCGGCCATGTCCGAGCAGGCCTGTGCTGCGTATGTTGACCAAGCCGACAGCCTGGTCGTCGCCCCCTACACCCAGATGGCCGCGCACTTGATCGCCACCCAGGCGGTGGTGATTGAGAACCACGCCTTTACCTGATCCGAATCCCTCAAGGAGCCTTTCCATGGCTGAATCTGCCAGCGGTCTGATGACCGAAGTGGCGGCGCTCACGCACGCCACCACGCAACTGCTCAACACCGTCAATGTCCGCAAAGCCACGCTGGATGCCAGCGTCGACGCTGCTGCGGGCAGTGCCATGTCGGCTGCCAACAGTGCCCAATCTGCGGGTCAGAGTGCCTCGGCTGCGGCCACTACGCTCGATGCCACCGAAGCCGCCCGCGATGTGGCGCAAACCTACCGCGATCAGGCCGTGGCCGTCGTCACCAGTAACGACGGTTCCTTCGAGTCTGCCCCGGGCAAAGTCCCGGTCGCGGGTCTGGACGGCAAGATCGACTACGACTACCTGCCGCTGGCCAGCCAAAACGCCATCGTTGCCGAAGCCCTGATCCGCTCCACCCATGAAAACCTCCTGGACTTCCTCGACGACAAGCAAATGGAAGCCCAGGTCCAGTCCGCCGTCACGGGCGTGGCCAACCTCAACCACCGGGTCGGTACCGAAGTCGCCCGCCTGGACCAGCGCATCAACACCATCGAGCCCGGCATCCCGCCGGCCTACGAAGGGCTGATCGACCAGGACTTCCTCATCGACGGGTTTGAGTCGGCCTACACCGCCGAGCTGCTGCGCGGCATGGGCGGGTCAGGCCTCTTTAACGTGCGCAACTACGCCAACGACGATGGTCCGGGGGCCTTGCACCGTCCGTTTGCGGTTTCGTACTCGGCGCACAGCCAGCACAACCACCCCAATTACTACCGGATGATCGGCCTGGGCGAGCTTACCGCCCTGGTCAACGGTTACTACGTGCGCATGACGCACAACGACCCGATCCTCGCTGATCAGGACAACCGTTATCTGGCTGCGCCGCCCGTGCCAGCCGCTGTGCTGGCCAAGCCCACCGGACTCACCTTGAATGCCGACGGTTCGGTCGCGATCGACACGGCCAACGACACCCAGGCGCGCTACATGCGCAACCTGTTCACCCAGCACTTGGAAGACACGCGTCTCGATCTCCTGTACGCCGAAGTCTGGCTGGAAAAACTCCCTACCAATCGTGATCTGAACACCCTGATCCAGTCCTTTCGCCACCGCGAGAACGCCTCCCGCCTGCAAGACCTTCTGACTTTCGCCCAGCGCCTGAACTTCTCCGGCGCCAAAGACCTGGGAGAGAACGGCTCCTTCCGTTGTGGCGTGATCAGCCACATTGGCGAAGACGGCACCCCGGAATACGCCTACATCAACTACCGGGTGCGGGCCACACCCGTGGGCAAGCTCAGCAACCGGGTGGCCAAGACCAGCTACGCCACGGGCGATGAGACCCCGACCATCACCTTCGCTGTGGTGGCTTCTGGCTTTGGTGGCACCCACGGCCATGGCCTGGAAGTGCCCTTGAGCCCGGCCGAGATGAACACATTGATCGGTGGCGGCACACTGTACGTGGAGACCGGCTACGGAAAGGCCGATGCGTCCCCCGCCTCAGAAAACCACACCCACCTGGAGCAGCTGAGCTGGAACGGCAGCACGATCGTCGCGCAGGACATCGGGGCACGGGCTATTGGCACCACGGGCACCACCGGCAACACCTTCCTCGCGGTCGGCGGTGCGACCCCGACGGTCACCAGCTACCGGCGCTTCGACGGCACCCAATCTGGTCCGGTGGTCTGGGACACCTCGGTCTCACCTCACACCCACCCGATCGACGTGCAGTTCGTGCAGGATCGATTTCCCTTCGATCTGGTCAAGGCCGTCAGTCACACACTGGATGCCACCAACCGTTTCAAGCTGGTCAAGGATTTGGAGACCCTGGCGCGTTTGCGTGAGGGCGACCCGTCCGCCAACTGGCTGACGCTGGCCACCTCCGGCTACGCTCGCTTTACGCTGGACCTGGCGGACATGGATGCCTTGTGCACCCAGGTCTGGGGGCTGGACGGCGAAGGGGCCTTCATTGCCGAGAACATCAACTCTTACGGCACGGTCTACACCACCTTCAACCCAGACGGGCGCTCTCAGGCGAACCTCGCCAAGTACAACCGCAACTTCGTGACCGGCACGCGTGATGCGGCAGGTCGGGCCTATGGCCGCCGGGGCTTCAACGACCCGACGCTCTACGTCGCGCGCACCACCCGACCGGAAGTGGTCGAGGGCTACAGCTACATGATCCCGCTGGAGCTGATCGTCCGTTCGTCGCTGGAGATCTGGAACCCCTGGAACCTACGCATCATCGACGGGCCGCTCGATGCCGCCGCCTCGGGGGATGGCAGCCAGCCCAACCCCTGGAATGCCGCCTACACCCACCTGTGGTGGAACCTGCTGCCGCCCAACTTCTTCTCGGCAGGCGTCTCGGATCCGTCCGACACCGTGCGCGGCGGGGTGTGGATCCGGGCCAATGATGGCAATGCCTACCCGGCCGATAACTCCGGCATCTACATCACGGTGGGCAACGCAGCCAATTACCGCAACGCCAGCGGCACCACGGTCTCCACCACCTTCCGCCAGCGCTACCCCATCGCGCCGCTCTGGCACGAGTTCAGTTACGCCAACGTGCAGGTCAACAACCTGCGCAACACCCTGCGCGCGCTCTTGAAAGGCCTGGCCAGCGGCAGCGTCACCGTGAACGACGTCGACAACTACCTCTAAACCATCCACCCCTTGGAGAACTTCATGAGCATCGAAACCGAACTGCAAAACGTCGTGGCCGCCGCCTCGGCGCTCAACCAGACCGTGCGCGGGCAGATTGATCAGATCAATGTCACGGTCAGTACGACCTCGGCGAATCTGACCAACAGCGTCAACGCCAAGCTGTCGCAGATGGATGCCTGGCGCGACGGCCACCTCGATGAGCACCCGGCGTTCTCGGTGAATGCCAATGCCGATTTCTTGACCTTGAGTGGCGAAGCGCCCATGCAGCTGCCCTCGGGAATGGGCGTGCACGCCAACGGCGACTTCTGGAACAAGTTTGAAGTCGAGATCATTCCAGTGCGCAGTGGTCCGTTGCCCGAGGAGCGACCCGCCATCGTGCGCGAGCTGCTGCAGTTCATGAACATGGACCGGCAACACTTCTCGGCGGGTTTCAACATCATGCGCATGAGCATCAAGGCCGTCACCGACTTTGGGCCCTATGTGTTCCACATCCCCGCCCAGCACGTCAAGGCGGGCCCGTTCACCAGCGTGATCCTGTATCACAAGATCGTCGGCCGCTCGAGCTGGGGTTGGATGAACAACGGTATCAAAGACGCATGGGCCCAAGCCACGCATCACGTCTACAGCGGCAACGACGCTGGTGGCTATGTGCACGTCGATGTGGGCGTGGGTGGCCCCAGCGATGTTGGCGACACCCTCTACCTGGCCTTGCCGCAAATCGTGCCTGGCAAGTGGAACCCCAACCACCGCGCACCCCAGTTCTACACCTGGACCAACCTCTGATCGGAGACACCATCATGGACGACATCGTCATTGCTTACCCTGCCAGTCACTCGGACTTCGAGGATTCACATCGGCTGATCGCGACCGAGAAAGGCCTGGAGTCCCCAGCCACAGTCCGGGCACGCGAGCTGTGCGCGCAGCACATCGCCAAGTTCTACCCCGAATGGAAGCAACTCAACCTGCTGCGCGCCGGCACCAAGGCGCAAAAGGACCAGATGACGGCCTTCATCGATGCCTGCCGTGCCTGGTCCAACGCAGAAAAGCCCAACCCGGCCGATCTGGCCGCCATTCAGCCGTGACGGGGATGCGCCATGCCCGATCCGACCCTGTCTGAAGCCATCCAGGAGGCCTACGCCCACGCACCGACGGACGCGATCATCCTGCACACCCTGGAACTTCGCCATCCCGACTTCCGGGACGACGCTGGCAACGAAGTAGCCATCCGCGTGGTGCGCGACCAGGTTGATCTGACTGCCCGGCTGGAAGCCGATGCCCCGCTGAACGCCGGCCAGATGGTCACCTTCATTGCCATGGGTTTTGAGCTGGATCTGCCACCGGTCGATACCGCGCCGGTGCCAGAGATCGTGGTCACCCTGGACAACGTCAGTCGCGAGATCGTTCGGCACCTGGATGCGGCGGCTGAATCGCAGGCGGTGATCGAGATCACCTACCGGCCGTATCTCTCCAACGACCTCGAAGGTCCGCAGATGGATCCGCCCATCACGCTGGTTCTGACCGAGGTGGAGGCCGATGTGCAGCGCGTCACCGCCCGCGCCCGCATGATGGACATTGGCAACAAGGCCTTCCCCAGCCGCACCTACACGGCGAGGGAGTTTCCGGGGCTGACGCGATGAGTGCGATTCCGGCGGCGGAACTCACTGACTTGATTGGTCTACCGTGGGTGGTCGGCGCCCATGGGCCCGATGCCTACGACTGCTGGGGCTTGTTTGTCACTGTGCAGCGCACCCACTTTCAGCGCTCCCTTCCAGAAAACCCCGTCGATGCCACCAACTTGCGCGCGGTACTCGATGCGTTCAGTGGTCATCCCGAGCGCCAGCGCTGGCAGGCCGTCAGCCAACCAGAAGAGGGCGATGCCGTGCTCATGCGTCAGTCGCGTTACCCGGTGCACATCGGAGTCTGGCTGGACATTGATGGCGGTGGCGTGCTGCACGCCGTGCGCCATGCCGGGGTGGTGTTTCAAAACCTGGCTGCGCTCGATGCCCATGGTTGGCGCATTGAGGGCTTCTACCGTTTCCGTGAACCGACATGAGTCCGCAGATTTCCACCGTGCCCGTGCCTGCAGTACCGCAAGCCACTGTCGTCTGGCCCCGCAACCCCTTCCACCCAGCAGACAAGGATTTGCACGCGGTAGAGGTGGGCAGCACCATCGCCGACTGGATGCGTGCGCAATCCATCACCGAATTCCCGCTGCCCACGGTTTGCCTGGTCAACGGTCAGCCCCTGCTGCGCCGCGACTGGGCGATCCGCCCTCTGGCCGCGCATGATGTGGTGGTCCTGGTCGGCCTGCCCGGTGGAGGAGGCGGTGGTGGCGGCAGCAACCCGCTGCGGGTGGTCTTGTCGATCGCCGTGATGGTGCTGGCCCCGTATGCCGCTGCTGGTCTCATGGGCTACGGCATGACGGCGGCCGGCATTGCCGCCGCACAAGCGGCAATGGGTACCATTGGCTTTGGGCTGTTGGCTGCCGGGGTCAGTGTGCTCGGCGCCTACCTGGTCAATGCCCTGGTGCCCCTGCCCAGTGCCAATGTGCCCTCGGCGCAAAACGCCCTGGCGCCCAGTCCGACCTATTCGCTGCAATCGCAGGGCAACTTCGCCCGGCTGCTGCAGCCCATTCCGGTCATCTACGGCCGCCATCTGGTCTACCCTGACCTGGGTGCTACGCCCTACACCGAGTACCTCAACAACGAGCAGTACCTGCACCAGTTGCTGGTCATCGGCCAAGGCGACTACGAGATTGAAGCGGTACGCATCGAAGACACACCGATCCAGTCCTTCGAGGAGGTGCAGGCCCAGGTCATCCTGCCCGGTGGCCAGAACACGCTCTTCAACCACGACGTGGTCACGGCGCCCGAAGTCGCGGGCCAAGAGTTGCTTGCCATCGACGATCCGGCCAACACCCGGGGCGAAGCCATTGGCCCTTTCATCGTCAACCCGCCCGAAACGCGGATCGACACCCTGGGCATCGACATCCTGCTGCCTCGGGGCCTGTTCTATGCCAACGACAGTGGCGGCCAAGACGCCAAGGAAGTGCGCTGGACAGTGGAAGCCAGGGCGGTGAACGACGAGGGCGAACCCACCACCGGTTGGCAGACGCTCATCAGCGGCACCAGCTACAGCGACTGGAGTGGCTGGAACACCACCTGGTCCACGGCCAGTGCCGTCACTACCCAGACCTACCACTCCGATTACGAGGGCGGTTACTACAGCACCAGCTACGGCCCGCCGCCCATGCCAGCCAACACCCTGACTGAGGAATACCAGCTGGGCGACTGCGCCAGCCAAGACTACGAGTCGGGCATCTGCTACAGCTATTTCATCCAGCGCCGCACCCGCAGTGCTTACAGCCAGCAAGAGGTAATCAGCGCCGCCACGCCTGACACCATCCGGCGCAGCTACCGCTACCTCGTCACGCCAGGTCGGTACGAGGTCAAGGTGGTTCGGCTGGACCACAAAGACACCCGAGCCCGAGCCGGACATGAACTGCGCTGGGGCGAGGTGCGCGGTTATCTGGTCAACCCCAGCCTCCCGGCAGGCATCACCTTCCTGGCCGTCAAGATGCGCGCCACCGACAACCTGTCGATGCGCTCCAGTCGACTCGTCAACTGCCTGGTCACCCGCAAGCTGTCGGTCTGGAGCCCGACCACCGGCTGGAGCTCCCCGCAAGCCACGCGCTCGATCGCCTGGGCCTTTGCCGACGCGGTGCGGGCCGACTATGGCGCGAAACTGGCCGACAGCCGCATTGACTTGGCGGCTCTCTACCGGCTGGACCAGACCTGGGCCGCACGGGGCGACCGGTTCGACGCGGTCTTTGACCAGAAAGTCACCGTCTGGGAAGCCCTCACCCGCATCGCCCGCTGTGGCCGGGCGGTGCCCTACCTGCAAAGCGGTGTGGTGCGCCTGGTTCGCGATGAACCTAGGACGCTGCCGGTGGCACGTTTCACCACCGCCAACATCGTCAAAGACAGCTTCAAGCTGCAGTACGTGATGCCCGGCGAAGAGACGGCGGACGCGGTGACGGTGGGGTTCTTCAACCCCAAGACCTGGAAGCCCTCCGAAGTGACCGTATCGCTACCAGGCTCGACCGAAGCCAACCCGGCCACGGTGAACCTGTTTGGCTGCACCAGCCAGGCCCAGGCCATGCGCGAAGGCAAATACATCGCCGCCGCCAACCTCTACCGCAGGCGGCTCATCACCTTCCGCACCGAGATGGAAGGCTTGATCCCCACCTTTGGCGACCTGATCGCCATCAGCCACGACATGCCCGCACAGGGAACAGAGGGCACCACGACGGGGCAGAGCATGGATGTGCCCTGGAGCCATCTTGCCCGGGTCATGGCCATCCGCCCAAGGGGCGAACAGGTCGAAATCGCCTGCGTGGTTGAGCACCCGTTGGTGCACACCGCCGATCAGTAAACCGCCAAGAAAGACATTCACCATCGGCCCGCCAGAGCAATCTGCGCGGGCCATTTGCTTTGGAGACCGCAAATGACTGACCAACACACCGAAACCGACGCCGCCATCACCCTGCGCCCCGATGATCTGGACGACCTGCTCACCCGCGCCGCCGAGCGCGGTGCGGAGCGGTGCCTCGCTCACCTCGGCCTGGAAAACGGCCATGCTGCACGTGACATCCGGGAATTGCGCGATCTGCTCGAAGCCTGGCGCGAGGCGCGCCACACCGCCTGGCAGACCATCATCAAGGTGGCCACCACCGGGCTGCTTGCCGTCATCCTGGTCGGTGCGGCCATCAAGCTCAAACTGATGGGCGGTGCGCAATGAACCCGCTCTTCACCACCTTGGCGCCCGGCCTGTTCGAGGCTGGTGCTCGCCTGATCGACCGGCTGATTCCCGACCCCGCCGAGCGGGAGAAGGCCAAACAGGCGCTGCTGCAGGCCGAGGGCCAGCAGGCGTTACAGGAAATGCAGGTGAGCCTGTCGGCCATCCTGGCCGAAGCCAACAGCCAGGATCCCTGGACCAGCCGGGCGCGGCCGACCTTCCTGTATGTCATCTACGGCGTGATCCTGCTGTCAGTCATTGGCAGCATCATCGGCATCTGGTGGCCCGCCGAGGTGTTTCAAGCTGCAGAAAACCTGTCCAAGTTGCTCAACGCCGTGCCAGAGAGCCTGTGGTGGCTATTCGGTGCCGGCTACCTGGGCTACACCAGCGCGCGCAGTTTCGACAAATGGCGAGGCGCGCCACGCTGACAACCGCCAGCACCACTCAATCGATCAAAACCCCGTCTTCTTCATCTGCCTTCCCCGGCAGGTGGGGAGGGCGGGGTTTTTTGTCGTTTGTGGGGTGCGTTTCATGGTGGGCATTTCTGCAGCATTGACTTGGCTTTGAGGGAGAACAGCGCCTTCATACGAGCATGCAGAACAAAGACGCCAAGCCCAACAACCACTTCTCCCAAGGTCTCACTGCCGCCCAAGTCGCCGACCGGATGGGACTGACCACCCGCCAACTGCAAGACCTGCGGCTGCGTGGCATCGGGCCACCAATCGTGCAGCGTGGGCTGTCAATCCACTACGAACTGGCCGATGTAATGGAAATCGAGCGCCACGAGGCGATGGCGATCCTGGAGCAGGTGCTCGCTAGCGACCGGCCGTTGACCTTGCTGCGTGCAATGGCGGACCATCGCGGTTTCAAGCTCTCACCCATCCTGCAGCAGGTCAGTGTGACCACGTCATCCAAAGCGACGGAACCAATCCCGGCCCCTGAAAGCCCGAAGCTACTCGAATTGGCCGAGTCGGCAAGGGATGTGTTCGCTCCTGTACCACCACCAGAGCCGCCGCCGGCCATCTCGCCAGCATTGACCGTCATCACGTCCCCGACCACCGCCTGGTACCTCGTCCACACCAAGCCCCGCCAGGAAGACGTCGCCCTGGCCAATCTGCAGCGCCAAGGCTATGAGTGCTATTTGCCGCTAATGCGCATCGAACGCATCCGCCGGCGCAAGGCGGAAGTTGCCACCGAGCCGATGTTCCCGCGCTACCTGTTCATCCAGCTGGACAGCAGCGACCAGGGCAAAAGCTGGTCTCCGATTCGCTCCACCTTGGGCGTGAGCCAGATGGTGCATTTCGGGGCTCGGGCAGCCAAGGTCGATGACGCCCTGGTCGATCTGCTGCGCCAACGCGAGCAGGCCATGCCAGTGGACGCCATGTTCCACAGCGGCGACTCGGTGGTCATCACAGACGGCCCTTTTGCCGGCATCGAGGCGATCTACCAGACAGCGGACGCCGACCGCCGCGCTTTCATCTTGCTTGAAATCCTGTCCAAATCCGTGTCGATGCAGATCGACGCCAGGCGTCTGCGCAAGGCCGGCTGACCCGTCGGCGACCACCGTCGCTTTCTTCGCCTTTATTCCTTCTTTCTGCCCCGAACGCCTTGATACGTCTTGGCCTTCGAAGCAAACATGGCTCAAACGAATGAGCGCAGAAAGAACATGGCCACAGCATCCGAACCTATTGCCGAACCACCGGCAACCCAAGAATCCACACCCGCCTTCCGCGCCGCCCAGTACGTGCGCATGTCCACCGAGCATCAGCAGTACTCCACGCACAACCAGGCGGACAAGATCCAGGAATACGCCGAGCGGCGCAACATCCAGATCGTCCGCACCTACGCTGATGAGGGCAAAAGCGGTCTGTCCATCGATGGCCGCGCGTCCCTGCAACGCCTAATCGCCGATGTTGAATCCGGCAACACCGACTTCAACCTGATTCTGGTCTACGACGTAAGCCGCTGGGGGCGGTTTCAGGACGCGGACGAGTCGGCGTATTACGAGTACATCTGCAAGCGCAAGAACATCCACGTCGCCTACGTAGCCGAGCAGTTTGAAAATGACGGCTCCCCCGTCTCCACCATCGTCAAAGGCGTCAAACGCGCCATGGCCGGGGAGTACAGCCGGGAACTCTCGGCCAAGGTCTTCGCTGGCCAATGCCGGCTGATCGAACTGGGCTTTCGCCAAGGCGGCCCCGCCGGCTTTGGCCTGCGCCGGGTGCTGATTGACCAGACAGGCGCCGTCAAAGGCGAGCTCAAGCGCGGCGAGCACAAAAGCCTGCAAACCGACCGGGTCATCCTGATGCCAGGCCCCGACTTTGAAGTGGCCACCGTCAACCAGATCTACCGCTGGCTGGTGAAAGACGATCTGCCCATTGCCGAGATCGTCAAACGCCTGAACGACCAGCCCATTTACACTGATCTGGACCGCCCCTGGACCTACAGCACGGTCCGCCAAGTGCTGACCAACGAGAAGTACATCGGCAACAACGTCTACAACCGCCACTCCTTCAAGCTCAAGAAGAAGCATGTCGACAACCCGCCCGAGATGTGGATCCGCAAGGAAGGGGCGTTTGATGGCATCGTGCCAGTGGCCACCTTTATTGCCGCCCAGGAAATCCTGGCCGAGCGCAGCAAGAAGCTGACCGACGCCGAACTGCTCGACCACCTCAAGGCCCTGTACGCCGAATGCGGGCGCCTGTCGGGCTTCATCATCGACCAGGCCCCAGCGCTGCCCAGTGCCGCCACCTACATCCAGCGCTTTGGCAGCCTGACCCGGGCGTATGAACTGGTGGGCTACCACTGCCCGCGCAGCACCGAGTTCCTGGAAATCAACCGCCGCCTGCGCCAACTCCACCCCGAAATCGTCAGCCGCACTGAGCACACCATCGCCGAACTGGGCGGCCACATCACCCGAGATCCCAAGACCGATCTGCTCACGCTCAACGACGAACTGGTCATCAGCCTGGTGCTGGCCCGCTGCCAGACGGCGGCCAACGGCCACCAGCGCTGGCGCATCCGGTTCGATCCGGCCAAGTTCGACCCCGACATCACCGTCGCCATCCGGCTGGACGCTGCCAACACCCAAGAGCTGGACTACTACCTGCTGCCCCGGCTGGATCTGCCCGATCAGGAAATCCGCGTCAGCAACAAGAACAGCGCCGACTTCGAGTGCTTTCGCTTTGACGACCTGAACTTCTTCTATGGCATGTCGGAGCGAGAGCGGCTGCAGCGCCGTGTCTGAACCCCATCCAGCAACCCCACCCAGAAAGGAAGCTCACCCATGAACCCGAGTCCAACCCGCACGTACGAAAACAGGAGGCAAACATGATGACCGGCACCCCCGACACCGTCACGCTCGTCCCCATCAACCGGATCGAGATCCTCAACTCCCGCGACCGCAACATGAAGGTCTTTGAGGAGATCGTGGACAACATCCGCGCCATCGGCCTCAAAAAACCCATCACCGTGGCCGAACGCCCCGGTGACGATGGCGACCCGCGCTACGTGCTGGTCTGCGGCGAGGGGCGACTCAACGCCTTCCGCATCCTGGGCGAAAGCCACATCCCCGCCCTGGTGGTGGACGTGAGCGATGAAGACGCCTTCATCATGAGCCTGGCCGAGAACATCGCCCGGCGCGGCTACCGCCCGCTGGAGATCCTGGCCGACATCGAGGTGCTGAGGAAACGTGGCTACAGCGCCGAGATCATCATCCAGAAGACGGGCCTGTCGCCCAAGTACGTCAAAGACATCGTCTTCCTGCTCGACCAGGGAGAGGAGCGCCTGATCGAGGGCGTGCAGCGCGGCACCATCCCGCTGACCACGGCCCTGGAAATCGCCCGGGCCAACGAGAACGCCAGCACCACAGTGGAAGATGGCCAAGCCAATCTGGGCGACCTGCTGCAAGAGGCCTACGAAAACGGCCAGCTTAAAGGTCGCCAGATCATCGAAGCCAAGCGCCTGATCGAAAAGCGCCTGGAGCACGGTCCCGCATCCCCCAATCGCGACCAGATCAAACCACCCACCTCCAGCTACAGCCTGGTGCGCACCTACCAGCGCGAGGTGGAACGCCAGCGCAAGATGGTGCTGAAAGCTGAGCACGCCCACCAACGGCTGCTGCTGGTGGTACAGGGCCTCAAAAAGCTGTTTGCCGACGAGCACTTTGTGAACCTGCTGCGCGCCGAAGCCCTGGACACCCTGCCCAAGTACCTGGCGGAGCGGATCAACACTCTGGGCGGCGCCACCAACCCGATGATACCGACCACCCCCGAACCCGAAGGAGTTACGACATGAACCTGGCCATGAACCCTATGCAGACGAACCCACGCAACAACCTCACCGAGATGTACCCCGGCATCTACCAACCCGGCCATGGTGACGACCACCACGACGGTCCGAACTTGCCGACCGCGCCTCTCAATACGCTGCTGGGCTTCGAGCTGGAGACCTACCAGGTGCCGCTGGACCAGCTGCTGCCCAGCAAGAAGGTGCCCGACGGCGTGATGAGTACACGCAAGTACAAGCAGATCGTCTCCAGCATAAACGAGGTGGGGCTGATCGAACCGCTGTCCGTCATCCAGCCCGACCGCAAGAAACCTGAGTACCTGGTGCTCGACGGCCACCTGCGCGTCCTGGCCCTCAAAGAGCTGGGCATGAGCGTCGGCCCCTGCCTGTTCGCAAAAGACGACGAAACCTTCAGTTACAACCACCACATCAACCGGCTGTCGACCATCGCCGAGCACTACATGATCCGCCGCGCCATCGACCGTGGCGTGAGCAAGGAGCGGTTGGCCCGGGCGTTCAACGTCAACTTGAGCTCTATCAACCGGCGCATCAACCTGCTCGAAGGCATCTGCCCCGAGGCCATCACTCTGCTGCAGGACAAGCAGTTCACGCCGGATGTCACCCGCATCCTGCGCAACATGAAGGCCGCCCGCCAAGTGGAAGCGGTGGAGCTGATGATCGCCAGCAACACCATCACCGTGGCGCATGCCGAGGCCCTGCTCAAGGCCACACCAACGGAGCAGCGTACCGACGTCAAGCCCGCCGAGCGGGAGAAGAAGACCGCGCCCATCGAGCAGATCGAAAAGCTGGAAAAGGAAATGATAAGCGTAGTGAATTAATTGACATTTACATAGACGCCCGCTAACCTCTGCCTCAGTTGTCGAGTAGCCGTCTTTCTTTGAAAGACGAGTAGCGGGGT